TCTTTCCGTATACCCACTAGGGCATTTTTCAGTAAGTCAGTAGCCATCTGAGCTTCCGGGGTGTCGTTCCCATAGATACGTTCTACTCCTTTTAGGTATTCAGCATCATCTAGATCTTTCGCTGCTGAGCTAATGGTTTGTAGCTTTTCGGACATCTGGCGTGAGCTTTCACGCTCCGCTTCTAGCTTCCGTACTAATCTACGTTCTCTACGAGTCTTAGGGCTTACCTTTCCAGTGTTGTCTTTATCATCTGCATCATCTGCATCATCTGCATCTGGTACGTCTTCACCGTCTGGTTGGTCCTTTGGCTCATCATCCTGTGGCTTCTCATCTGGTTCCTCTGAGTTAAAGGGCTGTTCTAGAATGTCTACACTCTGGTCCTGCACTGTGTCTTTAAGAAACTGGTCTGTTACATTGTTCATATGTGTTTTAGCTATTTCTAGCAGTTACGCCTATTCCTAGGTCTTTATAAAATCCAAGCTAGTTTCTGGCCAGCTTTACAAGCCATCTAAAGGTCTTTTCAGAACCTTTCACCTTACTAGGAAGAAGCACTACCTAAACTCCCTAGCAAGAGGAAAGACTCCGACTAGTCTTTCTTACATTTACAGTCACCTTTGCAGCAGCATTTGTCTTCTGACTTTTTACCTTTGCTAAGGCCGTAAACTTTTTGATTTGGGTTCATATCCATATATGCACATTATACATACTTCCGGCTAGTAAAGCTATCCAGCTGGACCACCTTGTGGAATACTCGGCATCTGTATTTGGCTTAGCTTAGTATCTACCGGACCACGTGACAAATCACCGGGCTGTTCGGTCATAGCTTCCGGGGCTGCTCCACCATCGGTCATACCGGGTGCTTGTGGCATACCCATAGCTTGCTGTTGTTGCTGTTGCATCTGAGCTTGCTGCATTTCCTGTAGTACCTCTGGGAAGTTCATTTGCATGTATGCCATCGGGTCTATCTTATATAGCACCCCATCGGCTGCGGCTTCATCTGGGTCTGGGAAGTCTAGCATTTTGAGTAGTGTCTTCGGACCAATAGCACCTTTATCAAATAGAGCCTGTGCCATATTGATTTCAGTAGTTTCATCTTTAGGCTTTAGGCTGTCTGGTGATACTGATACGATTAGCTGCCTGTCTAAGCTCTCACTTGATATCACCTCGTACTCTACTGCTTTAGCTCCACCCATTACGGCTGCAAAGTGCTCTGTGTCGTAGAATACGTAGTACAACTGCACCATCCAGTTAAATGCTGAATCGGCTACCTGCTCAATCGCATCACCAATCCCTCCACTAATACGGCTAGCGTCATTTGCCTGTTCGATAATCTCACCTCGGACCGTATTATCATCATCATCTGTAGTACTGGTGATACCCACGATACCCCAAGAGCTTCGTAGGTCTTGTTTAGTTATTTCTAGCTCTGCAAAGATACCGTTAGGTAGATCTTGTGCCGGTAGTGGCATGATAGCTTCGCTGATTGGTCCACCTTGTGGAATGAGAATAGGATTACCTTTGGCCCGGGCTGTAGATGCTTGCTTGGCAGTTTCCTGATTAAAGTTAGCTTCATTGTACGCATACCCGTTATTAGATGCAGCTACGTTGTAGCTTATCTGCTGTGCTCGCATTGAGATTTTGCGCTGGTTGGCGATATTCTGCTCGATTAACCCGCTTATATCGTGGGGCTGCTCCATTAGTGTGTATACGCTGAGGAATGTATATGGTTTACGTGGTGTACTGAAGTGATTTTTACCCTCGGCTTCTACCTCGATAGGTTCACCAGTTAATGGGTCTTCTGCATCTACCATTTCTGGGTAGTTAAAGTACGGGTTTTTATATTTATCTAGGACCTTATCTTTGTAGGTGATAAATGCAAACCGGCTGTCACTACTCCACCACTCTGTATACGTGACTTTCGTACCCATTTTACTCTCTACTGTTTCTGAAATGTATGTCTTTTCATCTGGGAAGATATTAGCTAGCTTCTCGGCTGTTACCTCGATACGCTCACCCAAACCTCCTTGGTATTCACCATAGGCATCAATATAGCCCTCGGGGTCAAATACAAAGTTTTGTATCTTACGGTTAGATACCTCGATATCCCCTTTGTCTGTTCCATCTGCCATACTCTCTACTGTTGACCACCCGTACTTTAGTACACCAAGGTGATAGTTACCCCACTGCCGGACCATAAATGCTAGCTTCCTGCGAAGTACTAGTTGGTCACTGTGAAATGCTAGCATCGTCTTTACTGACTTTGCGATAGCGTTACCCTCTTTTGTATTGTCGGCCCATACTACTGGTTCTGGGTTTTTAGCTAGGGCTGCAGCTAGGAATGTCTCCATCGCTTCAAACTGTAAGTTAGCTGCTAGTGGCTCATCACCATCTATCCACCGGCCATCTTTCTTTTTACCTAGGTAGCTTTCTATATTACGCTCCCAAATTATTTTCATTCTACTCTCGTAAGGAGCATAGTTTGATTCGTAGGTATCACGTATTTTGAGTAGGTCTTTATCACTCAAGTCTAATGAAAGGGCATCTAGCTGCTCACCAGAAGCCCCCTCGGGGTTACCAACGGTACCTGTATGTAATTTGTTTTCTCTACTGCCAACCAGCTTACGTACGCCGTCTACATTAGTTTGAAATGGGTCTGCCATATGGATATATTATACACTATAAGTTTACTGTGTTGTCACCACTAAATTGCGCTGGTGCAAAACTACCTACCACTTTTGCTTGGTTTTCTGCTGCTGGTAGCTTTCCTGCATATCCTGTAGGCACTCCCGTTAATGGGTGTTCTCCGATAACTGTTGCTGCCTGTTTGCCGAATCTCGATAAGCCAACCATAGCATATAACAAGGCGTGGGCGAAGTGGTCGTGACCGTCACGTTTCCACACATACTGATTACCATATAGAGCACTGTTGTCTTTTCCTTTCATCTCTTTTACCTCCACCTGTTCCCGGTACAATGAACCAAAGTGAGCTGCAAACTCGGACCACTCATCACGGGTACCATTTATTTTAATACGTCCAAGATCACGCATCTGCTCTACCATTAAAGTCATCATGCGGTTACGGTCTACTCGGACCTTTCCGTATTCATCACCTTTACCCCAATCTATCATTTCTATGCTCTTACGGTCTTTCTGGTAGTAGCATAAGAACACTCGGCCCGGGTACTGCTGCTGTAGCTGGCGTACCCCAATTAAGTCTCCTGCTTGGTCAAATACTGCTATAGAGTCTTTGAATCTATCTAGTAATCCTCGTATCACATCATAAGGGGTCTTACCGGCTGTTATTTCTGTTTCATGGTCGTAGTAGAACACACCATCCTCATTCATAAGCACGTAGTGAATACCGTGGCCGGTGTCTGCACCTATGATGATTTTACTCTTACGCTCATTTACCTCATCTACACAGTTAGCTAGTACCATTTTAGGGTCTATTCTGTCGTCACTGTCTGTATATGGAAGCCCTAGCACGTAGTTATGGAAGTACTGCCGGTCTTTCATAGGGTCATTAAATCCATCTATGATGGTGGTAGCCGGCTTATTCCAAAGCATTAGCTGTGATACGTGCCATCCACTAAACTTATATGGTTCGGTAGGTGTCCCGGTCCATTTCACGCCATCCTGGTTACGCCACTCACCCTCACCACAACGGTCTTCATCTGATAGCTCTGTATTGCACTCATGGCATTTGTAGCATTTATTCTCTACATCTACGTTCCGGGGCCATTGCATATAAAACTGAGCACTACACTTTGAGCACGTGATATACCACTCTTTCTTATCTGACTGGGACCAATATACATCTACACCATGCCCGGCTAAGCTGGGGTGACTAAAGTACCACCTCCATCCACCATCTTTCTGGGCCTGCAGTCTAGTTTCATACTGGGTAATCACTTCTGGGTTACTAGCATCGACCTCATCATGGATATTTAGCCCACTGGGAATCATCATGGCTGATTTAGTAGTAAAGGTACCCCGGTAGAAGATGATTGCATCCCCTACTGCTTTCTGGCTAATTGTATCGTGATCTTTTACCCAAGCTGAAAGAATAGGGTTTTGAGCGATAATACGGTTAAAGCTACCACCCACCATATCGTAAACGTCACCACCAGTTGGCAGTGTGTAGATGATTTGTCGCTTTAGGTGCTTAGCTACCCATAGGGACTTTAGTGTATTCATAACAGTAGCTCCTATCTGTGGTGGCTTGAGAAAGGCTTGGTGGGGGGTGAGGTCATTATAAATAGCCTTTTGCCAAAGACGGTTCTCGAATGATATAGCAGTCCCTACCTCATTCTTAATCTCATTTTGTATCACCCACGTGTATGGCTTGAGCTGAGCTGCTTCCACTAGATCTTCTGACGTATACTCTATGCCTTTAATCTTCATTTATGGCTTCTGCTAGGCGTTTAATCTTGTCGCTTGGTTCATCATCTGTGGTCACGTGTACCTGCTTTTGGATATCACCATAGTTACGCTTTTGAAGCTCGGACCAATATCTGTGGTCCCCACGTAGTGCCCGGTTGATACCTACTTCCTGCAGCATTATCTCTAGTTCTTCCGGTGTTTTGTTATTTGCTGCTGCTATTTTAACCATCGCTTCACTAAATACAGTGTTCCAGTTCCTAGAACCTAGGGGCCTGCCTTTAGCCATAGTATGCCCGGGCTTAAATTGTCCTGTCGCTGGGTCCTTTCCTATTACATCTCCATT